AAATACCAGCAATGTATTCTATATCAGATTTACCTTCTTGTGTAACGCTATAAAAAGCATTATTTATACTAGCAGGTAAGACAGGAGTTGGAGGTTGAAACCCCTGCCTATATTTCAATAAAGCACCTGGGGCAGAAGCATATTGCTCCCACTCCCCTTCAGGTACAGAACCTTCTTCATACAACCATCTCAAGTTAGAGGCAAGGTTGGCATTATGAAGCATTATTTGGTGTGCCTTATTTATTTCCTGCTGTTTTCCTATTAATGGTGTAACAGCACTCATCGGATAAGGAGTGCCTGTGTATGTGTAAGGGATAGGAACAATTGGATATTCTTTTTGGTCTAATAAAAACTCATACAAAAAGGTATCGTCACCAACACTACATACAAGTTTTATTCTTTCCTCGTAGAAATCAATAGCTTCAACTATGTTAGTAGAAACTGATTCATTCTTAATTAGAATATTGTATTCTTTTTTTGTAATAACCTTTTGTTCAATTCTTGTTGCTTTGTCTTGAGCCATAGACATTAGTTCAGCTCTTTTTTCCTGAATTGCTTGTTCAGCCATCGCCTGAGCACGTTCCATTTCAAGCTCTGCTCTTTCCTGTATTATTTCTCCAGACTCTAATGCTTCCTGTATTTGTTTTTGTTTTTCCAATAAAGATACTTCAGTTTCTTTTTGAAACTCTTCAAGTTGTACAGAAACAACTCTTCTTATTTCTTCCAGTTCTTCTTCTTTGGGAGGAATCTTTATAAATACATTAACGTATGGAATCTTTACCTTTTGGTAACATTCGTAGTATGCAACAATATCATCATCTTCGCCTTCTATTGTAAGACCCATTGTAATATCTTCAGGTAGTATACTATCAGATGTAACAGTATCTCTTTGAGAATAACTTACTGTTTCTGATTCTCCACCTGCGTTTTTAATCTTAGCTTTGTACTGAGGAAACATATGCATTAACTGAGTTCTAGCAAGATTCTTTCTTACCATAACAAAATTAGCATCCCTAAATAAAAAGTCTCTACTCATTGGGTCTACAAAAACATCTTGAGGGTCAATCCTTTTAAATATTACTTCACCTTTACCCCTGTCAGCATCTCTGTCAACATCAACAAAAAAGTAGCCAATACCCTTAGTTAAACTGTCTAAAACAATTTGACCATATAAAGATTTACCATTTGAATTATGCCAAGCGTAGTCAGCTATATCAGAATGTACTTGAGCAACATCAGTATCACTTCCTTCTACACCAACTGCTTTCCATCTAGGGTTGTTAGCTGTTACAAAGTATTTCATTGTTTCAACAATTGGAGTTACCCTATTGATAGTAAATGTAGGCATACCAGATTCAGAAAGAGCGTCTTCTTCTTCTTTACTTAGTTGTTCATTCAAGTAAAAATCATAAGACTTTTGGCTTAAAGATGCCCATCTACTTCTATGAGCATTATTAGCTCTATCCCATAACTGTTTATTTATTTGTGCTTTTTGTTTTTGAGTAGCCATTAAAATTTAACCCCATATCCTTTTTGTCTCATTACTTCATATAATTTTGGAGCAACAATGCTATGTGTATATCCTTCATCTGTTGTCTTGTCTAAATACACATCTTCACCAGCATGAACTCTAGACTCTTCTTTCATTTTTTGTTTAAACAAACCTTTTCTTGTAGAATGGTGAGTCCATTGTTTAGGATTTGACCATTGTATAGCGTGAGAAAGTTCTTCAACAAGGTCTCCACCAATATCAACACCTTCTCTTACTTCAACCTTATCTTTACCAAATTCAGATTTCCATTTAGACCAAAAAGTTTGTTTTTTACCAGAGTGTTCTCTCATTAAATAATCTACATCTCTAGGAACAAACTTAGGTTGACGTACTCCTTTAGTTTTTATTTTAGGCTTTCCCGCCATTCTCCATAATTCCTTAACGCCTTCCATTTCATAATTCTGACCTTCTCTTATCCCACCTTTTTCAGTTGAAAACATAATACTGCTACCTAAAGCTTTATCTATGTTTTCTTCTCTAGATTCATATAGAAGACCTATTAATGGAGCTTCACCAACTTTATCCATTAAGTTTAAAAATTTTTCTCTATTTGATGTTGGAGGCATTAATCTTCTATTTCTTGAATATTAACATTAGGTTCTGAATTAATAACTCTACCCATGACGGATTGGTCTTTTTTTTTTGCTTGTTCTAAAGCAGAAAATGCTATGTTAGTATTTGTTTGAGCTTCTGTTGCCCATTTTTTTCCTGCTTCTACACCTCTAGATTTCCAAGTTGTTTTCCAAAAGTCAACAAAGGTATCAACAAGTTCTTTATCTCCCATATTTTTAGCTCTCTTTGCTGTGGATGTTCCTAAATTTGAAAGTATATTTTTTCTGGTATTTTTACTTATTTTACCAGACCTTGAACCAGTAACAATATCTATAAAACCACCTCTCCCTTGTTGATGAGTTAAATAACCTGCTAAATCATCTGGTATATCTAATGATTTGTAATATTCTTTTAAACTTATTTTTTTACCACTTTTAAATAGAACTTCATCTTTTAAATTCTTTTTAGTCATTTTTATAGCCGCTCTAGCACTTTTACCTAAATCTTTTCTGTAGTCAAAACCTTCTCCAACTAATCCATATTCTTCTCCAGTTTTTTTACCAAACTGAAATCCTCCAGTATATCCTAGTTTATTAACAACTTGAGAATCACCAGAAGACTCAACCATATACATAGCAATTAAACTATCTAAGGGAAAATTTTCTTCTTTAGCTATATTAGATAGTATTTTATATTCTTCTTGCTTTGTTTTTCTTTCTGCCATTATTTCCTCCAAAGGGTTATTGGTTTACTTACTTTAACATTCCAATCGTACCCTGTACCGAATGGACTTTTTGATTTTTTATATCTAAAATCTAATCCTATGTCTTTAGGTAGATTAAACTTAGCTCTTCCATGAGTACCTACATCTATTGAAAACTCACCTTTGTTAACACCAACTTTCATACCGACTAGGTCTTTAAGACTTGATTGCATAAACTTTTCAGGCTCAGGTTCAGGAGAGAGCTTTCTTAAACTTTCTTTTACAGTTTGATAAGAATAGGGAGACATATCGGGTTTGCCACTTGCACTAGAAAGGATTCTTCCAACATTCCAACTTGTATCAAGTTGAGCAGTTGAAGTTGTATCAGTATATGTTTTATTTGGCTCTGCCACAATAACCTCCTTAAATGTGACTAGTTAAGCAACTATCCAGCTCTTTGGCTTTTTCCTTGGAACATACCAAGATTTAGTATTTTCGTTCCTTTCAATATTGGGTGGAAAAGCATGAAGTTGAGAATAATATAGAGTTTCTATAGTATCATCATGAGCCATTCTCGGTCCGAATGTAATAATTTCGTTTATTAAATCAAACATATTATCTCGCACATGAATTGTACCCATACTAAACCTTCCAGATAAGCCAGAATAAACCCTATTCATCTTGTTTGTACCCCCAGGTTTTTCTGGAATAACAGATATATCAAACTTATTAAGTCTTCGTCTTTCTTCATTCAATGCTTGAAATACACTTCTATTCATAGCTACATCTTCAACAGTACTTGATATAGCGTGGTACTTTTGGTGCATTTCCATTATATAATCTACAACACCTTTTTTACCAGTATTTTCACCCTCTAGTGTCTTTTGACCTATCGTGGGTATAGAACGATGTCTTTCGTATTCTAATACATAGAGATTATTTTCTTTATCAATAGCAATAACCATGATAACAGAAAAGTCAGACTCTTTAGTATTAATATCAGTAGCAGGGTCACAGCCAACAAAGGTGTTAACTGGAACTTGTTCGCCACCGATAATAATGTAGTTTTGATTTGTTTCTGTGTCATATTCATAGTATCCCTTCCAATATTTTATATGATGTCTTGTCCATAAAGCATCTTCAAGACTTTGAACTTCCATCATATACTCTTGATAAAACTTTGATGGTTGTCCAGAATCTTGATAAAATTTCTTCTTTTCCTCTAGTTTTGATGTTGGAAACCAACCTTCCCATAACGGAGAACCATTAGGTAAGACAGCTTTGTAAGTCACTAGTTTCCAAGCAAATTCTTTATTATCGCCCTTAGCCCTCTCATGGTTGATAAGAAGATTGTTGATAAAAGAATCATAATGCACAGGAGTACCGTTAACACGAAGACGACCAGTATGAGGCTCGATTGCAGGATAAACGACAGCAGTAACGAGATTCGCATTTTTATCCCTTGCTTCTCTTGTGATTGTGTTTGCTTCGTGTTCGAAGTCATCGAGTACGATGAGGTCGTATCGTTTGTGTAGCTTTGCTCCTCCTCGTATCCCCGCGACATTGCTTTTCGAAATGAGTTTGCATCCATTAGATAATTCTACATCCTCCTCTGTCCATTTAGAACCTTTAAGTTTACCAAAATAGTATATGAACCTATCATTAAACTCAAGATGATGTTTAATATAGTCCATATTACCAACACTAAGTTTTTGAGTAGCAGACACCCAAGCATAAAAAAGCATATCATCTTTAGGGCAGAATACAAAGTCTTTAAGTATTGATGCTTTTGTTAACACAGTCTTACCATGACCACGAGGTAAAATAATAGCTAACTGTTTACATTCCTTGTCGTCAATGCAGTCTGAGACCTCATAATGAAAAAATGGTGTTTCACTCCTCATAAAGTCATCTGGTAAAAACAACTTACCAAACGAGATAAGGTCTTTGTACGCTAGTACAAGTGCTTCTTCAGCTTTGTTTATGTTCTGACTGTTTATATTCGCCATCTAAATACTCTTGAAATTTTTCTTCTAATTCTTGCATCCTAAGAAAATTAACAAATGCTTTTTCAACAATAGTAACCCTATCTAGTAGTTGTACCATTGACATTTCATAGCTACCCATACGTTTCATAAGGTCTCTACGACTTGGTTTATTTTTCTTCTTCAACTAATCCTCCTATTACCCAACTCATCATCTTACAATATTGCTCAGCGTCTTTTTTATTCTTTGCCCAAAACTTGTATCCATTGACAGACTGAAATCTTTGATAGTCATGTTTTATGTGATGTGGTAATTTTTTATTATTTTTTTTCATTCCACATAAACCTTATGTTGTCATTGACGATGTAATAAGAAACTCCTGTTACTGAAGTATTACTCTTCTTCAGCGGTAGGTATTTCACTTTGTGATATATTACCATTTACCATTTTCCTTTCTGCCGTTTCTAGTTGCTCTGGAGAAAAACCTTGAAACATACCAATAACACCAACTTCTTTCTGTTTCATTGTCATTCCAGTAGTTCCTATTATTTTGCCAATTTCTTTGGTTGATTGCAATATTATGTTATCATCTTCACTAAAGTCAGCAAGATGTTTGAGTTTCCGTAGCACATACTCATGGTCTAAGCCATTCTCCTTTGCTACATCCATAACTCCTTTTTCTATTTCTTTCACTATACGCTCCTGCTTTAAAAGTACTACAGCCTTCTTTTTGGCTGATTTATCATTATCTTCATTGAAAGCATCCATATAAGCTTTAACTGGTCCATGTCCAGCAACTATGCTAGTTGTAAATAACTTTTCTTTTTTAGTGGGATTCTTTCTTGTTTTAATATTTGTCTTTTTTCCGATGGTCTTTGAAAATGTATATCTATTCTTATGTAAATCAAAATTTGTATCCATATCCGTTTTGTCATTTATTAAGAACGTACCAACAATTGTTCTACACCATCCTTTAGAATGTTTATAATTTTTTCTGTCATTTGGGTGTGTTATTCCTCCAACCTTCAATAACTGTACAATTCCACCATCATCAGCTTTTACCCAATCTCCTTCTTTCCCATCTTTCCAATATTTCACATCTATAGAATCTTTACCATTTAGCTTATATTCTTCTATGTTTTCGTAAACATAATGCTTTTTACCTTTTATTGCTCTATACTGCAATTTCTTTCCTTAATTTACCATTCATCTTTTCTAGTATCTCTAGTTGTGAAATAAGACCATCTATTAAATTTAACACTTCTTTTTCTGCTTTATACATTTTGCCATCAATCTCTATACTTTCTAAGTTTTTACTTTTGTTAATTGATAGTTCTTCTAATACCTTTTCTTGTAGCTCTAGTGGTAACAATTCTAAAAACTTTAATGATTTTGCCATATTGTCCTTGACATCTTATTGGTTAACATATATTTTATATTATATATATATATATATATTATATATACTATATACATTCATTTTTCTTTCTTTGGTACTTTCTTTCTTTTTACAGTCTCTACATATTGTCTTAAATCCAAATTCGTTAGTGATTGGTCTGTCGCAATTGATGCAATGGAATGGCATTGGCATACCCCTAAAATAATGCTATGCCCAGGTGTTTCCAAATAAAATATTACAAAATGTTATAGCCCTATAAACTCGACCCCAATACCCCTAAATGGATTTTTCAATAAACAAAAAGAGGTTAAAAATGAATGAATTAATCACAGTTTTCTTACCCAATGATTTTCGTGGTGTAACAGTTGAATCAGCTTTTCAACTTAACCTAGTTGAGAAAGGTGACAAGATTGAAGTGTATTTCTGGAAACCATCAACTCAAGAAAATGGTAAACACTTCTTGAATGTTGCAAAGAAAGACAAGAAAGCTTTTATTAAGGCTTGCGAGAGTTAACTCTCGTAGCACACACGCATAAGAGTGAGGGAGTGAACACAATAGGAGCAGTAAAGCTTAATAAATGATATCCTATTATTAGTAGCTTCTTCACAACACATGGGCAAACACATACATTTGTACAATACAAACAATAATAGGGAGATAACAATGGAAATACTATATCACATCAATGTTTACGCAACAGCACTATTCGTAATGCAAATGCTAACAATATACATGATGTTCTCACT